ATATGTCAGAGAATCGTAGTCCTGGGCAGCTGTGCGATTGGCTGGCTGAAAGTTTTGGATCGGGTCAAACTGGCGAGTTCTGTAAGCACTCGGCCCGATTGCATTGATAGCATTAAACGTGTTTTGATCAAACGATCGTCCTGCTTGGCTTTGCACCGGAGAAAAATTCGCAGCTGAGAAACTTAATGGGTTCGCGTTTACAGCTGAGCTGTAGTTACTTGCCCCTTGTGGGTTTCCTCCAAAAGCAGATCCACCCTGGGATAGAAAGCGAAGCTGGTTATAAGCTTCACTCATGTTGGTGCCATATTGATTCGCCAGCTGAGCCTCAGCTGCTTGCGTCAATCCGCTAGGAGCTGCAAACCGTTGGCGAGTGTATGGGCTGAATGGGGTAGGGTTGACGTTGCTCGGATCAATGAAATTCTCAGAGAGAAAATTCTGGAGCTGCTCAGCAGTGAGGTAGTCATCTGGGAAGGCTACCTGGTTTTGCTGTTGAACCTGGTTGCCTGATTCGCTCGAGGTATTTGTTTGTGTTTGATTGCCTTCGTTATTCGCTTTTACTCCCTCTGAGCCATCAGAGCCCTCCCCTTCGGTTGGGTTTAACGTGCCACCTGGCACAGCAGCTGGCCCGGTAGTAGGGCCGGGGTATGTGGTTTTGGGAGTAAAAAAATCTCTAATATCGTCAATAATCGAGCTTTCTTCTTCTTCCTCTGTTTCTTCTGAGGGGGAATAAGTTGTCCCACCATGCAAAGCAGGATCTTCCTGAGCTACGGACCTCCCCTCTCCTCGAGAGCTTCCACCTGGACCCCGATTGAATCGATCGGAGTCATTGGAGAAATTGCCATTAAGACTAGGCAGATCCGCTAGTAGCCCATAATCATCACCCACCAGAGGTCTTGGGGCACCCGGCATTGACGGGCTTGTGTCATCTAGTTGAGGTCTCCCAGAGTTTGCGTCTTGCCTGGGAGTTGGATCTGTTGTAGCGAATCTTGATGTTGTTCCGGGAACTGGTCGAGCTGGTTGGTTGTAAGGGTTGTATTGCCCCTGTTTAGGGAACCCAAATGGGCTCATCTGAGGCTGATACATCCCTCCATATTGGAAGCCACTCAGCGGCCCAGGATAGGTGGGGTAGCCGAATGGTTGACCTGGTGTAAATTGCTGATATCCCGTGCCACTCTGCAACGCATTCTGAACGCCTGAGTATCCCCCTCGGATGTTGCCAAAGTTTTGGTTCAGAGTGCTGGGAGAGTAGTAGCTGCCATCAGGTCTTTGCATTGTGTAGTAGTTTGCAAAGCCTGAGATCGCCTGCACCTGGGGTTTCGCCCAGCTGGGAACATTGTTGACGTTGACCGTTTCGGTTGCCATTAGATTGCCGTTGCTGAAATGTTTCCGGAGTTGTCTACCTCGATTCGATACCTGGTCCCGTTGGGGCTGGTCATGATCAGCCGATTGGAACCTAGCTCGAGGTCTGCAGCTCTTGAGTAGCGATTGCGTAAATCATTGCTTAATCGGTCAAAAGCTCTGCTGAACCAATTTCTATCGTATTGGTTTGGGGGAGTGCCTAAAATCATCGAGTGCCCCCTGGCTGGATCTCGAGCCTCTGCTGACCAAGGCTCCACTCATTTGAGATTGGAGCTGAGAGTTTAACTCTTAATTGTCTGCCTTGGAATCGAACATCGATCTTGCCCGTCGCTACCGGACTAAATGGTCCTTTACTAGTCTCAGCTGAATCTGCACTAGGTGAGAGGAAAAAGGTGAATTGAGGGAATCCTGCAGCTGTGCCCTGGCGTTCAAGGTCGTGCCAGACTCTGCTTACGCGAGTCAGTCGATCGCCAGCTCCAATTTGAAACGCTCCAGTTTCTGCAAAACATTCGACCGTCGAATCCAATGCATCCGATCGCTCAACCTCATGAGCATAGACTCGAGTATCTCCGTTTGAATCTGGGCCTACTGCAACCGGGAACGTGAATGCTTCCTCTGCTAGGTAAGCATCTCGAGCCAGGGAGCCCATCGACCAGGTGTTATTTCGGGTGCCCCACAGGATGTATTTATCGCAACGATTTTCCGTATTTTCTTTGCTCTTGTAAAACCAGACCACCTCTCCAAATTCGCGTATCTCTCCACCAGAAACCAGGGTTGAATTTTGGACATCGAGATCAGACAAAAAGCTCTCGAGGATCGAGCAGGGCAGGCTCGAGACGTTCCCATCGAATCGCCAGAATCCGTCAGCGGAAAGCCACACCGTGGTCTCTGCAACCTGCTGAATCGATGCTGAGCTGACAGGGCCGCAAGCTGTTGCGAGGGTCTCGATCCCATAGAAAAAGGGGCTCCCAACGTAAGAGAGGAGCGACACGTCGACCGAGCTGAAGATCAATATTCCAGCTCTGACCTTTTTGCCACACATCAGGAACCCCTTCGTTTGCACCTGGAGTGATCCACTTTCTGAAGTCAGAGAGCTGACATCAAAATCCTGGTAATCTTCCTGACCACTCCAGAGGAGCTGCCTAGAATCTCCATTGGCTCCAATCAATAACAGATAACGCTCAGCTGTGACCACAATCGATCGAGCCCGGATAGGATCCGCATTCGTTGTGATCACTGACATTTTTGCGACCGGGCTGATCGTCAACGTGTTGTTAGTCAAGGTTTGATCAGCTTGTTGATCTAAGGTCACTTCACCCGCACTAGCATCGATCGAGCTAACGATCGTCCCAGCTGGGATCCCGGTTCCTGAGACCTGGGCATTCAAACTATATTTTGTCGTATCATCGGTGGTGATGATGTTGGAGCCTGATGTGAGATCTGCAGTCGTATCTGTTTGAGCTGCGCCCGTGTCGTAGGGACTCAATGCATTGTAAGACCAGATCTGCGAGTCTCCCTCTTTGCAAAGCAATAGGAGGTCACCCCAATTGTCGATCGACCACCTGGCGTGATCTGAGAAAATGAACTGGCTTTGTGTGCTTCCCGGACTTTGCCCATAGCTATAAGAACCATCGTAATACCCCGCTCCATATCCGCTACCCAGGTTGAATGTTGGGCTGGTGTTTAAACCACTGGCTGGCGTGATATCAAATACTTTATTGGTGCGGATCTGGATGACGATGATCTGGCTCGGAGTTGCGATCACCAGGAATCGCTCCCCGTTGTTTGTTTGCCAGAAATGCATTCCTCTGGCTTGCCCAGATAGAGTCTCGGTGATCAGGTACCTCCAGGGCTTCCAGGGCTTGAGTCGCTGCTCATGCCACCTGACTAGATTCCCCCGGACCCACCGTGGCCCAACTTCGTAATCAGTGCCATCGGCAAAACCAGGTTGTATTTTAAGAGGAACTAGTTGTTTCGGCATCGAGGGCTTTCTTGCGTTTTTTGTATGCTCTCACTGCTACCGCACCAGCTGGGATCCCAGCCATGATGAAGGCGATCTCGAGCATTCCGGAGTCAACTGCGCTATTGAATAGGTCTACAAATTCAGCCATGCATTTCCCCTGTTTTAAAAATCTCCGCAACCCACTTGGCCCGGCTCGGTGTCTGCCGTGCCCACCTCGAGTCTAACGCCTGGTCAGCTGCCTCGAGCCAGTTTCCTTGCTCGAGAGCTGCTAGCATCTTTTTGAATTTCTTCACCGTTGGCATTCCGAGCTGAAAAACCATTGCAGTGAGAGCAGCTCGTCGATTCGGCCCTATGTCCTTGGGGGCAAAGCTGTCGACTTCCTTGGCTGCAATCACCAGGTCCATTTGCAGGATGACGCTTGCTTGCTCCTCGGTGAGCCCTGGAAGATCCTCGATGTTTTTGCCATAGCCTACCGTGAGCTTCCCAGCTGGGCATTCATAAGCCAGTGATCGGAACCCCTCCGCTTGCTTGATGTAGTCGACTAGCTGGTCTGATACTCTTTGATTGTTTGCTAGAATCATCGCGAATTCCTAAGCATTGTTTTGCAAAATGTTCTGCGAATAAACCTCGATCCTCCATCGTCATACTCTCGACTTCTGATCGAGTGTAGTTCCTCCGGAATCCATCGATCACACAAGCGCATTGCAGACCAGCCTCACGTTGCGAAAGCATCGGGTGCAGCCCCTGTTGCATCAGGATCTGGTGCAGTCGTGTCGCACAATCAGCAACCCACTGCATCAAATACACGGTGGAATAATCTAGTTGTCTTTCAGAAGCAGGGGAGGGGGGAGGGAAACAAGCAAAGACAAAGAAAGTAACCACCAGGAGCGTGGTTTTCATTTACCTCGATCTGCGTGAAATTTGATCTCATTGCGCAGCTCTGAGATCGTGATATTGATAGCCCCTAGGGTTTCATTGAGCCTAGTCTGGCTATTCATGTATTCGGTGTGCGTTTTCTCAAACAACGCTCTGAGCGCATTATCGTTTTCTCGGTCATGCTCGAGAAGCTGCTGACGCTCATCTCGATGCTGTTGGCTAAGCCACTTGATATAGTAGCCAGCTCCAAGCAATCCAATGAAAAGACCTCCGAGATTGCTTAGTTCCTTAATTAGCTCGATATCCATTTTGCACTCGCATTATCCAAGTTGATCGTGGTGTTATCGGTGCTGTTGTCTGTGCTGTTATCGATTGCGGAACTTGATGAAGAGCTGCTTACATTGTCGCTACCTTCATTGATCACTGAATCTGAATCTGCAGAGGACTCCGAATCTGATTGGATGTTGATTGTGATGTTGACCGGGCTTGTCTCGCTATCGTTGCCTTCACTTGCTGGGTAGTCTGTGCAGGCCCAGACGATTAGCACTATGATGGCTATAACGATGTAGTTCATCCTGTTAATCCTGTTAAAACTACTTTACCTCCAAATGGCGCTACTACAGAACCAGAATTTGTTGACATTGCTATTTGAATTCTTGTTATAACATTTGTAGTTTCCGAACGCCCAGCGACTTTATAAGAATAACTATGCGCAGCAGCATCATGACCATATGAAGTTAAAAAATCACAAGAATAAGCCCTGGTTCTGCTTGGTGTTGTTGGGTCATGTATCCATCCTATAAAATTACAATTATCCCCAGGTTCACCAGCCATATTATCTGCAAGAACTAAATATCCTGTAAATCTAAGATCATTTGCATTAGCAGACTCTATTCTGGCGTATCTCGTAAATGAGGCAATTGCAGTATCTGTGGTATAAGAACCATACTGAAAATATAAAGCAATTCTACCAGTGGTATTACCACTTTCACTAAAAAATAAATCTGTTCCTCTCAACGAATAAGAAGAATATCCAGCAGGTAAATAAATATTAGTTGTTGAACTATTAATTGTTGTAGTAGAAAGCCAAACTTCTGCAGGTTTGTATCCAGAACCATCAATAGCAACATTTGTTGCAGTTACTTGGTTATTCGCCTCACTCAGCACGTTATTGCCAGCACTATCCTTAATCGGTAACGCCACTAGTGCATTGTCTGCCTGACGCATCACTACGGCTAGTACATCTCCAGCGGCAGCTCCCGTGGTGAGCGTTACGTCTGCTCCATCAAAAGAGAAGTCGCTATTAGCCATCTTCACGCCATTCAAGAAACAATCGCAGTAGCCTACAGTGCCCCCGGTCGTAGAGAAAACTGTTTGATTTGCGGTTGCTGTGAATTCCTGGCGAGACTCGGTTGCTGCCGGGGTGGGTATGGCTCCAAT